GCGCCCATCCATACCGCCAACGGGCCGGAAGAGACCATGCGCCCACCTTGAAACGACGCGGCCCCGGCGCGTGCATCAGCATTAGTCTTGTAGAGATAGTAGAGAATCCCCGCCTCTGCCAAATTTGTATAGTTCTCAGGCATCCATAGCTGCTTGCCTAAATCTTCTATCTTCGGCGCGAAAGGCTGATACTGCCCGAAAAGTTCAAATGGCTGATCGGCAGGCACGTAGGTTGCGCGGGATAGTCGCCATTCTCCGCTGTTGCCAATCTGCGTTATCTGGGTGATCTTCTGCGCAGTAGTCGGGTAGAGGTTGTCATCCAGCGTCTTGACCACGTCTAGCGGGTAGAAAAAGAAGGCAGGAGAATTGATCGTCACATCTTGTCCTTGGACGTATGTCTGCGATGCGATAGCCGCTTGAAGTGCCCAATATGCAGGGTCGTCAAAGGGTGGAACGGTGTTTGCTGACCCCGCGACAGGCTGCGGATACCGGAGCCACGCCTTGACGAGCCGGTAGCAGTCAGAGGGCATCGGATAATTCTGCTGGCCGTTGACCGCTGGAATCCCTGGCGTAGTGGTAAGCGTGAACTGCCACTCATGGGCTGTCCAGATGCGCGATGATACCAATTGGCAGATAATCAGCGTGTCTTTAGGAGATACCTGGACCGAGGACGCCCCCTGTCGGCGGGTGAAGTCGAATATCTGCTGCCAGTTCATCGACGCTGGATTGTAGATGCCAACAGGGGCGCTCGGATTGGTGGACAGCGTGGGCATGGTCTATCCGAAGATGATGGTTGCTCCAGCCGGAACCTTCGGAACCGGAGGAGGGGTGAGTTTCTTGGAGGCCGCAACGCGGGAGCGAATGATCGCGTGCGCGTTCGGACCCCACTTGTCAACATTCAGGCCGGACTTGTTGGCTTCCACGTCGGTAGCCTCAAAATCGTATCCCTTGTGGCAGTGAGAACAGAACACGTGCGCCCAGCCATTCGAGAGAACCTGACCACGGAAGTTCGTCTGGCCATTGGGCATTGTGTGCAGGCACTTTTCTTGCCGTTCAGCAATCTCGGCCTCTTGCGCTTTGGCCGCTTCTACCCGGCGAAGGGTCTGCTCCATGAGTTGCTGCTTTTCGCGGTCAGCTTTCTCCTGATCTTCCGGCGAGAGCTTCTTGAGTTCCTGAATGGCTGCGAGAGTGGTTTCCCGATTCTCTGTGCTCATCTGGCGCATTGCGGTGAGGAACGCAGTCACTAAATCATTAGAACCCGTGGACGGCATTACATCTGCAACCAATTCGCGGTCAGTCTGCTGCTCAGTTGTCGTTGCCACTTCAATCTCCTTCCGCTTGCGCGGTACACCTTTGGGCCATGCCATCAGTTAATCTCCTCGTACCACCGTTGGGACGCTCGGCCCCTTGATATTGAGAATACTCTCTCTGCATCAGGGACGGTAATCAATCTTTCGTGGATAAGTCTAGCCAGGATAGTACGCCAACCGCGAATCTGCCCTACCATCCTAAGATTTCCGAAATTGTCCTTTTCGACATTCCTGATAGTGAATTCAGGGGATAAGCCGGTCCATTCCATACCTACGATATGGCGACGGCCACGATTTCTCTTGCGATGATCTAGCAGATTGGCGTTCGGATCAGCCGCGTAGACTGCCCCAATATCAGGGCAGTTGATACTTCTCTCGAAAATCAGGTTGGGATTCATCTTCAAGAGGCGCTCGATAAGCACCTTTCGCGTCAGAGGGCGTCCTAGCTGCGCCGCCATGTCTGTTGTGAGGAAACCGGCGTCCGTACCCGCTACGGCCTCATGGTGCTTCGCTAGAGCCTCGGCAGCGGCCTGTCTGTGCTTCTCCCGGTCTGCATCGAGCAGGAAACGGTCAATCTGCGCCGATAGCTTGCTACCGTCAATTGCTTGCGGTGAACTCATAACATTATCCTAACGCAATTCAACCCGGTCAACAATGGTATAATAGGGTAGTCAAGCGCTGCAAACGCTTGGCAAATACCTACCCGGAGGATTTTCCGAGCATGGCGCACACGTATTATGGTTTCGCGTCAAGCTATCCATATCGGGTATTTCCCCCCTACAGAGGAAGGCCTCATCATGGCCGCTAAGGCTTATGATGAGGCCGCCGTTAAGCACTTTGGAGAGTTCTGCCAATTGAACTTCCCGCTGTCCTAAATTCCAATCTGGCCGCGATCAATGGTATTCGCGTACAGGCTGAATGGGAAGGTGGGAGTTACGGTCCCGCCTACCGTGTAGAACAGCCGCACGTTCTTAACGTTGATGGGCGTGTTGGCCGCTGTCGCGCCGCCTGTTGATGCCGTTACACCCGCCGAAGCCGCGTCCGAGATGCTGACAGGCTTGAAGATGATGTACGGATTGTTTGCCGCCGTTCCGGTGAGCGTGCATTGGGTGAACCGCAAGGGCAAGTTAACCCATGTGGTTCCACCGTCAGGCGAGTCCTGCAAAACGGCATCGAAGGTGGGATTGGTGCCAGAGACGGTGCCAATCACGAGGATCAGGCGATAGGCGTCCGCATAGGGCAGTGTGAAGGAAGAGGTATAACCAGTTCCACCAGTGCTGCCAGGAGCCGCCGTACCGGAGGCCAGGAGCTTGCTGCTTGGTTGAATCATTCCTGCGCTGGGCATTAGAGTTCCTCCACTTGAAGCAGATCCAGATATGCGATGTTTCCGGCGTCGGTGGTCGAGAATATGCCCGCCGCACCGAAGTAAAGAACCATTTCGCCGGTTGGCGCTGGAATCGTTACTGCGGTGCTATAGGACTGGCTCGATACGGGAGCCGTCTGCGTATAGCCGGTGAGCTGAGTGATGGCCGCAGCAGCAGTGACTACGAGCGCCGAACCGCCACCATAACCCGAAGACACGCCGTTGATTCTGCCTGAAATCGGGTCCCAGAGCAACTCGCACTTGATGCACCAGTTCCCGCTTGCAGAGTTGAACGTCATCGCCGTTGGGCTATACAGGGTCGTATTGGTTGCCAACGTGAGAGAAATGCCAGTATTGGCAGCCGCCGGAGCAATCAGCAAGGACGGGGTGAAGTTGACGGTTGTTCCGCCCGTTGCACGGCCAGCCGCTGTGACCAGGATGCGAACGAGGTCAACATTGTTGGATACGCCGACGCCATACTGAGAATATCCGTTGTATTTGACGAAAACAGCCTTTGCGGTCTGCGTCGCGGCAACGGTGGCAATCGGAGAAGTGGTTTGCTGAAAGACAACAGCAGTCGTGATCGGATTAGCGAGGGACGCTGCGGCCTTTGCAATATACGGAGTGTTGGTATTCGCCATTTTCAGTCTCCTTAGACCAAGCTCGCGTCACATTGGATTATGCGCATACGTTGAGGATCGGTGATCTTGGATGCCATCACGAAGCGGTAGCTTGCAATGGTGCCAATCTCGCCAGTTGGGTTCGAAGGGCCGATTCCAGGCTTCACAACGGAAACCTTGAACCGCTCGTTCTTGGGATCGGTCACTGTCGAAGGACCGCTTCCAGCCAGCGGGATGACGCAGAATCCTTGGTAGCCGAAGATATAGGCCGAGTAAAGCTGCGTGGGGGCTGTGCCGGTGATGTTGACGTTGGTTGAGGACATGAGGCGGCAACCGGCCACCTTGCCGATTTCGCCATTCAGGAGCTTTGTGCCCTGCTGATACTTCATGCAGTCGATGAAGCCCCCCGCCGTGTTGTCCGACATGATGTCGTATTCCACGTAGGGGTGAATGACTGCCATCCAATCGCCAGAGCCATAAGGCCGGACGTTGGAGCCTTTCATCAGGGTCACATTGGCCTTGAAGTCGGCCACGGTCAGGTTAGCGCCGATGGTGGGCACGGTGTAGGCCGTGTTGGAGTCGATCTCAGCGCGGGTGATCGAATCTACCGAGAGCGCGGCGCGGAAGGACAAATCTTCAACCATCTGGGCGGCTGACCCGATAGAGTTGATGTCCGTCTCGTCGTAGAGTGTGGATGAGTCCATGTAATCCGAATACTGCTCGACAATCGAGGTAATCGGATAGCTGGACTGAGGAACGGGGTTGGGGTTCACGCCCTCTGCCGCTGGCACCGTGTTCTGGCCGGGGAGATTGAAGCGGAACATCTGAATCGTTCTGCCCACATTGCGGGGCAAAGGAACCTTGTAGCCCAGTTGCCAGAAATAAAGCTCCGGCATGAGGCGGTCAAGTCCCTTTTTAACGAAGTAAATCGCGGATGCTTGATGAAGCAAACCGGGATTTTGCGTAGTGGTGCCGACAGAAACTGCTGGCATAGCATTTCTCCGAGGTAAGGAATGAGTATCTTTCGAGTCTCACTTCCGGGGGTCACTCGGAGTGCGTAGCCGCGTAAAGGGGTCGCCCTTATCTAGCTGTCACAATCATAACCACAAGTCCTTCGTTTTTGCAAGAACTATTTATTGAGCACCAGCCGATGTCATTATTTCGAGCAACTGATCCGGCGTCATCGCATAAAGATCAGTGTCGGTTGGCGCTCCCTTTCCGGTATTGGCCGGGGCGGTCCCGACAGGCGGCGGAGGCATGGTGTTTTTAGGCGCTGTGGCGCGCGCGGCGGGAGCGACAGTCATCTCACCCTTTGCCTTGAGCGTGTAATAGGCCATTTCCGCCGTTTTCGCATTGAACGGAAGCTCGTTTTCTTGCAAGAAGTTGTCAATGCGGTCAGCATCGGCCTGTGACTTGGAGAATTCAGGAACAGCACGGAAGAAGTTCGCCGCCTCAAAGTTGGCCTGTTGAGCGGCCATGAACTCCTGCTGCTTTTGAGCCGTTTCCTGCTGCTCTGCGAACTTAGCAACCAATTCTGCGCCGTTCTTGGCATCAAACGCGGGAGCCATGAGGTCCGCAATGGCAATCGCCGTAGCATATACTTCTGGTTCGGGTGCGACGGGAGTTACCGGAGCAACAGGGGGCGCGGCGTGAGAAAGCTCAGTGATGCGCTTAGATGCGGATATCTGGGCCTTGGCAAGCTGACTATACAGTTCTGCGTCATCCTTGCCACGGTAAACCTGCCCGGTAGACAACCGCATCTCGCGCTGGCCGTTTTCGAGCGTAGAGAAGGTGAAGTCTTGATCTGCTACTGGCTCCACAACGGGTTCGACGGCTGGCTCTGCAACTGGCTCGGTCGGAGCCACTTGAGCAAGTGCCGCGTCAAAGTCCGCATCTCCGCTACCAGCCGGAACGGTCTGTTCTACTTGGATCGGGTCGGGCATCATCATTCTCCAATTGTACTGATTTTAGCGCATTTGCTGAATCGATCACGGTTTGTTCGAGCGTTTTGACTACCAATCGGCGCTGCTGCCATGCAATAATTGCACTCCGGCAAGCCTCAAAGTCGGTTGCTGGCGTGTTCAAAGCAGCAAGTTCGAGCCTTTCGCATTCCGTCGTCTGAAATTGAATGAAGTCGCGGAAAGCAATAGATTGAGCGAGTTCTGCGTAGGAAATAGCAAGCTGCATCTCGTCAGGTTGCATCATTCTCCCTCAAGAATCTGCGCCGACTTGATTTCCGCATCCCGCGCCACGCCAAGAATATCATTGAGCGCCCCAATCTGCGCCAGGGCGTTCAAAGTAGCCACGATGATCTGCGTTTCGTCGCGTTCGTGGGCATCTTGCGACATGGTTCCAAGACGGGCTTGCTGCAACTGCATCTTCTCCATCCCGGCCTGCTGCGCCCGTTGCTGGCGGTCCTGCATCTCCTGTGGAGTCATGGGCCGGAATAGGTTGAACGCCTTGACACCGTAAACATCGAGGTAGAATTCTGTGAACTGCTCAATGTCGAGCGTCTTCTGCTGCTGTTCGCCCATCGCGGTGATGATTTCAGGATTGAGGACGTACTGCGTCAAGGTCTGGAGTCCGCCACCCTGCATCGCGGCGCGCATCTTCATGTTATTGGCGGTTTTGAGCTTGAACTTCGGATCGGCGTTCAGGATGTCTACCGGGTCAACCTGGAATCTCTGTCCATCGGGGCCGAGAATGGTCAATATCTGCTGTGGGTCCATGAACATACAGATCAATTCCCACATCTGCGTGAGCATTGGACTCAGAACTTGATCTTCGATGTTTGCGACAAGTCCCTGTTCTCTTGAGTTGGAAGCACTGGTTTGGGCCTGGACTCCAGTCGCGGTACGATTCGCGCTGTTACCTCCAGCGGTCGGAGAACCGAGTACCGCAAGATCGGTGATTCCGGTGACTTTCTGGTCTCTATTTTCAACAAGTTGAACCTCCGTAAATGCCTGCTGAGTGACGTTGCCCATCTCCAGGCGAACAACATCCTTGTCTGGGTTTTCCGCTTCCCAATTAGCTCCGGGACGTAACTTCATCTTGCTCTGAGTCCGAGCCATGCCGAGTTTCGTAATGAACGGAGGATGCAGGATAAGGTTCAACTCGTCTAATCGCCCATCAGTCAGCGTCTTAATGAGCTTCTGCCCGGAATCGAGCAATTCGGGAATCGAGTATCCGTAGAATGACCCTAAAGCATTGACATAGCACCAGTTGAGGAATGGTAGCGCCTGATACTGATTCGGCAGATTGTAGCCGACATGTTCGCGGCCAATGAGCCATACATGGTGATCGCGCTGCCAATAACGAAGAACCTCAACTCTCGCCAATCTAGGATCAACCGACTGATCTTGTCCTGGCTGGTAGTTGACGCCGCGATAGCTCTGAATAGCCTGCCGGGTGGTATCGCCCTCGGTGAACGTCTTTTGCTGACTCAACCGATAGAGCGTGATGTCATCGGGAATATCGAAGCCTTCTTGTCCGCGATAACTTGCCAGTTCTGCAATCGTCATCATCTTGCGCCGGATGCAGAATCCAGCCTGTTGTACGTTGGTTGACCGCGTGTTCGGGTCGATGTAAAAGTCCATCAAATCGACAGGATCAAGATAGAACTTGCTCACTATCTCTGGCTTGAAGTATTTTTGCGCGTAGCTTATCGTGCGCCCGGTTTCCATCGGAATCTGCATCCCTGGCATCATAGGGTGCTCTCCCATCGCAATCTCAGGCTCTACAATTCGCTTCCATTGGACCGCTTGTTCCTGCCGAGGGCCGTCCCATCCCCATTCCCAGATTCCATTGCCAAGAACAGTTCCATCCTCGGTCATTCGGTCAACACAATAGCGGAAAGATTGAAACTTTACCCTCCCTCCGAGGGATTTCAACTGATTTTGCATCAGGGCGCGAACTTGGTGCAGTTGAGTGATCGTTGTTCCACTACTGGCCGCTTCCACATCGAAGTCCAGATCGGCACCGCAAATCGCGTCGATCAAATGCGGCCTGAGCGCGTTTACTTGGGTGAAAGCGTGCCAAATCTGCATATTGGCGCGGGGAGTTTTTGAACCATCCCAGTATTTCTCGCCGTTGCGAACCGCTGAATAGATTGCAGCCGCGTTCTGCCATTTCGTCTCGTAATTCGTTGCCCGGTCAGCCGCCGCCCGGTTGAAGTCGCCCAGGACGATGCGTTTGGCCTCATCTGCTGTCCATTCGCCGCCACTGAGCGGGATTCCTTCGCTGGTGCGCTGCTCATATCCGCCAAGTGGAGGGGCGGCGTTGGCATCGCTCACTTTACTGGGTATCATCGGGGGCGGGGCGTTCGCATCAACCGTTACCATAGGCTCACTTTATCACTCCTTACGCCGGAAAGCCTGTATCTCTATCGACTTTCGGGTAAAACTGGTCCTCGTCCTGATAATGTTCCGCCAAAATCAGCGAAATCGGATCGCGGAATGCACTAGGAACAGAATACTCCTCATGCCGGTCACTTAGCACACCGGAGTTTACACTTTTCCCTTCCAACATCAAATCTGTCAGCGTGTCCAGTATGTCATCATGGCGATATTTTGGGAATCCCTTGATTTCTGTCTCAATTGCCGTCCTGTATGGCAGCGAATCTGAAAACCTGATATTTCCTGCCTGGAACCAAGGACGTAACCCCCTGATCTTAGACTTCTTCGACTGCTGATTATCTGCTGGTTGAGCATCCAAAGGCAAGAACCGGCCCCGTTTGCTCATCTCGCGCCGCAATGTGGCCAACAAAACGCGCTCAAGGGCCTGTTTCTGGATCTTGAGCTTCACAATCCCCGGATACTTGTCGAACACGTCAAAAATCCACTCAATGACCTCTTCCACCGGCGGTCTGCCATAGAACATGAACGGGATATAGAGCCGTGCATTGGCAAATCCGCCCACCGTTAGCACCGTGAAGTCTGAATCATGGCCCTTTACATCCTCCATGCCCGCCACGTCCAGCGCCGCATATAGGCTCATCCGGGGCAAAAGCTGATCCATGATTTTTTCTGGCGTCCAGATCAATTGCTTCACGTCATCGATCAACCCCTGCCCCGCCACAATGGGGTTCATCAGGTACTGCGCCGCCAACTGCGCCGGGCCTTTCATCGGGTCATCTTCAATTTCCTTCAACGCCACGTATCCCATGCGCTCCGGCCACAAAAACGGACCTTCCGGCCAGTTCGGAGCCGCAGACCTAACCACCAAATTGAACGCATCAGGCAATCCCTTCGTCCTACGGCCCGCATGGTCATTCCTGCGAACCTGATACAAGTCGCTGAAATCCCACGGAGTACCAACCATGTCCACCCAGCCCTTGAGCGGCTTTGTCGGGTCATCAGTATTGTATTTTTCCAGCAAATCGCCCATCGACCCGGCGTGCCGGATTACCTCGTCAATGCCATTCTGAGAACTGGAGTTGATCTTTTCCACCAGATCATCCGACTTCTGCACGTCGCCGTGATAGCCGGTGATCGCCGAACCTACCGTCGAAGCCAGAAATGTAGGCTCCTTGCCCCCCGGACCTAACTTCTTGTTGTTGTTGTCACGCGCCGGACAGGTAAACCCACTCAGGTTTCCAAACTCAGGAATCTTCCCGTCTTTCGCTACCGGGCAAAGCTCAGGGAAAAGAAGCCTCAACTGGTCATTCAAAATGAAGTGGTTCCTGATCTCAAGGACAATGCTGGTAATCAGCGTCTCGGTCGCTGTCGTGCCTAATATCCTGACGTTGGGATAGTTCAAAATCCACTGGATGCTATGAGCAATTGAAACGATGGTCGTCTTAATATGGCCGCGAGGATAGAGGGCCAGATTGTCCCGGCTCTGCTCAAATCCCTCATTCGGCGGCAGCAACTCCATCTTGCAATTCGGTTCCCAGAGGACTTTCCCCTCCATCGCCGCCCGATAATCCTCTACCGTTTTATGAAATTCCGTAGCGCCCGGGAACTTCTGCAAAACAGCCAGGATAGGACCGTGTACCCTCTCAGAAACATCCGGGTAACCAAGAACCTTATTCGATAACCACACCAAATCCGTGCGCGCAAGATGCCGCTCCTTGTGCCACCATTCCAAATACTTCCCGATATTTTTATCGGTGATCTGCACTACTTCTTCTTCATCGAACGCACCGCATCACCCAGCCCAGGGAACTTCCGCGCCACCGCCGCGTCCACCTTCGCCTTTAACGCCGGACTTGCAAACTGCGTAGCTCGCGCCTTCGCATTGATTGCATGGCTTCGGTCAGGTATCGGATACGACCGATTAGGACCAGCAAACGTCTTTGCCGGTAATGCGTTACGACTTGCCGCTGTCAGCTTTGCCATACATCACCCCTCATCCATCATAACCGCTCTGGATTTTTTGGGGAAATTTTTTGTGCCTACTGCCAATGACGCTTCCGGCACCGGGCGCACTTGTCGGGAATCTTTGCTGGGGCCGGATTATTGGACTCCTCTGTAATCAACCAAATATGACCACAGAGACGGCAGAGCCATGCCTTGACGGTGACGATCATAGGATTCCTTAGAAAGCTCCAAGTTGACTACCAAGATTCCCGAACTGGCCCTGCTGACAACCAAGAACATTGCCAAGAAAACCAGAAAGACCCATCCCGTAAGTAGACTCCAACTGAACCAGCATCGATGGGTCCATCTTGGCCTCAGCCTCGCTGTAGATGCCCGTCCGCTTCCAGTACAGGCCATAGGAATTTGTCTCTGGGTTCATGTCCTTCCTGGTCATAACCAAAGGAGATTCCCAACCCTCACGCATCAAAAGTACCGGCTTATCGTCAAGTGCAGGTTTGCGAACCATCCAGTCCATCCAACCATCTTCACGACTCAAATCCATACTTCACCTCTAGGTACATTGTACCACCCATCCCCACTTTTTCTGGTATTTTTTTGCGGCGCGGGTGTGGCCATGCCACTCGACTCCGCCACCACCCACCCCCGGCAGGGTTGGGGCACCCCGGTGGCCTCGCAAGGGACTCCAACTCGCCGCGCAACGTGCTCTAGCGCCGCTTGCCGATGATGTGCTGATTGGCTGCTAATTGAGTGTGTGTGGTTGGAGAGGGCGAGGGTCGATTGAATCGGCGGGTGATTGGAGGGTAATCAGCGTGTAGGGGGCTTGCAGACGTAGCAGCGACAGTTGGCAGCGTGAGCGGGATGATCTAACGCTTTGGGCGGGGATGCAACCCGTTCTTGAGGGGCTTGCGGCCTTGGCAAGATCGTAGGTGAATCATCGTGCAGTCTGCCTGGTTGGTCCCTGACGTTATGTCTCTCCCGCACTTTGGGCAAAGTACTCTTACTCTCAACATGAGTCCTCCAGTATGGCGACTTACACTTTCCGCACCGCACAGGGCTATCAGACCGGCAGCACCAGTCGCGATCACACCGATTGCAATGCAGAATCACCATGCACTATTAGTGTACACCAACAGTGCTCACTATCCACCCAGCATAGCCGCCAAACGTTCCGCCGCTGGCCCGGAGATCGTCAG